CATCAGCCAACCCCCAGTAGTGAGAGCACCCGTGAAGGTGCAAGTGAAGTGAATCGTGCGTGGATGATCTCAACCCCCATCCCTTGGGTCTCCCTTTTGACCTGACCCAGCAGGGCCTTGTCCAGCTGTGAGCCCAAGGCAATCATGTTCTCCAGCCGAGAGTGAACCACCAGTCTCCTGACGGCGGCCTGTGAGGCGTCCCCTAAGGTCTCTTCAGGGTCCGTGAATTGGCGGTCCCATAGCAGGGGGTTGGTGATTCTGTAGGTGCATGCCACCCCGGCAGACACGGTCTTCCCGTCCAGGGTGACCAGGTGCTGCTCTTCAGTGGTTAGAGGTTGCTGGACCACATCACAGACCTCGATGTCCGTGAGAGGGGACCAGTACCAGTAGACCCCTGGCTTCAGCAGGGTTGGCTCTTTGCCCTTCCTGTAGCGGACCCCTGCTTGTGAACACAGGACCACGGACATGGACGGAAGCAGCCACTCCCTTAGGGCTCTAGCCACATCACCCACCCAGCCCAATGCTTGGTCAATCAAGGGCTTCTCCTGGGTGAATCTTTGGCTTGACCTTAGGTGTACCTAGGGCTGGGAATTAGGGGGGAGGATGGGGAACATGAGCTTAGGTCACACCAGAGGTCTCTTCAGGAGACCTTAGGTAACCTAAGGAGACCTATAGATAGATCACTACGTGATCCCTCCCCATTAGCCCCTAAGGGGGTGTATTTCAACGTACCTACAACTGCATGCTATCTTCCCCTCAACTTACCCAGCTCTAGAGGGCCGTAAAGCCACTTAGCCAGGTCTTCTCCTGGGACCGTTGGCCGGATGCTTCCAGGAACTCCTCGATGCTCTTGTCAAAGGCTTCCTCCTGCAGGCGGGCGTACTCTTGGTCCTGGTCCATGGCCAAGCTGGAGGCGAACCAGGAGGCCCCCAGGGCCAGGGCATCCAGGCGGTCGTCATGCTTCAGGGCGTCGGTGTCCCTGCAGATGTGGGTGGCCTGGTTGAACAGGTTGTAGGCCAGGGCGGCCCCAGGGTTGTCCCTGCGCTCCAGCTCGCGGATCTCGCTCAGGACCCGGCCCCGGTTCACGGCCAGCCTGTGCTGCTGCCAGAGGGGCTCCAGGATGTCGATGATGCGGTCCTCCTTGCGGCCAGTCACATGGATCTCCTCGAAGGAGCACGGATGGATGCGCGTCAGGTAGGGCATGAAGAGCTTGCCCCACATCCCGTTGCCATAGTTGCCCTCGGCCACCATCTGGTCCACCCGGTACCGCTGCCCAATCTGGGCCAGGGAGGTCAGGGTCTCTGGGGAGTACCCGTCCAGGAACCCACCCCAGTCCAGCAGGTAGATCATCCCGGCCAGGCGGGCGAGCACCACATAGGCGCACTCGTCGGCGCCCTTGCCTGAGGGGTCGATGAACAGACCCACGGACTCGTAGGGAATCCAGTTGCCCATCAGGTCCATGGGTCGCTGCCACCGGTCGGACCTGAAGCCCATGTTAGGGAGCTCCTTGTCGATGCGGTCCTCGCCGCTGGTGTAGATGACCCGCTCTGGGGCTGTGCGGTCGTCCAGGTCCATGGCGACCAGGTCCCTCAGCTTCAGGGGGTACCTCTCCTCATCGGACAGCGTGGTGTTCAGGAGGAACTGCATCTGGAACGCGGTGCGTCCCATGGCCGCCTCACGCTTCTGGAGCTCCTCCTCGGAGAAGCGGGTGTCGGTGGGCTGACCTACTAATCCTGGCTCGATTAGTAGCTCCTCAGCAATCGAGGGCGCCAGCAGGCCACGGTACAGGGAGACATCCTCGGGGAACCTGGCCGGCCACATCCGCATGGCGTAGCCAGACTCCATGAGGTGCCAATACAGGCTCTCCTGAGTGTGGGGTGTCCCCAGGTAGCAGATCCGGCCCCAGTCAGAGTTGGGCTTCAGGATGGCCTCGAACTCGGTCACCAGGTGGGCCAGCTTCTCCCGCATCGTCTGTGTCCAGGAGTTGGTGGGCACCTCGATGTCGTCGGGGATGATGACATCTGCTCGACCACCAGTGATCTGGCCGGTTATCCCCTGGGACCTCAGGGAGGGAGCATGGGAGGCAGGTGCCCCAGCCACATCGAAGGCCACGGTGCTGGACCGCTGGTTGGGTCCGGGCTTCAGGTGGGAGATGTGGTCCAGCTCCATGAGCCGGTGACAGAACTGCACAAAGTCATCAGCCCGCTGCTTGGACGCGGAGATGACCAGGATGTTCAGCCACGGGTCCATGGACAGGCACCACATGGAGAAGGCTGCCGCAATCCAGGACTTCCCCAGCCCGCGCAACGCACAGGTGATCTGCCGCTTGTCTCCATGCTGGAGCCAGTAGGCAATCTCGTACTGACGCTTGGTGGGCTCAGGGAGTCCTAGGGCCTTCCATGTGAGGTACAGGAAGTTGCGGAAGTCATGGAGCTCTTCAGGAAGCGTTGTCCGGGGGAAGGACAGGCCGCTTCGTTTCACCATGGATCAGCCAGTACGCTCCTCAAGGACGGGCCCGTCTTCCGGGTCGGTGAACGGCATGGACTCAGAAAGTCGGTGAAGAGGTGCGGCAATTCCGCCCTGCTCACTCAGCATTTGTAGCACCGTCACATCGTTATCTTTCAGGAACTGACGGATGGTATTTAGCTGCGCCGCGCTCGGATTTTTCTCCTCTAGGATGGCCCTAAATTTGGCCGTGAGAAGGGAGTGAATATCCGACAGGCTGTCGGGGACTTTTTGGCTCATACGGTGGACACAATAAGGGAGACAGAGACTTCCACTCCAGTGCCGGAAGCGAGGGCCGTACCGGTGATGGCGCCCTCAGAGGAGTCCGGGGGCGTGACGTTGCCGATCTCACCTTTCACATCGTGGGTCAGGGTGATGTCCCCATCGCCCCCGCCGTTGCTGGCGGTGATGCGGAAGCTGCCTGCTGTCTTGACTGTGCCCAAGACGCCCACGAGTGCAGTACGGGTGGCAGCGATGTCTGCTCCAGCGGTGGAGCCGGGGGTCCCGGTGAGGGGGCAGTAGTAGATATTGTCCCTGTCAACCTGGCTGGCATCGGCCACGCCTGCGTCACCTGCGGTTCGGTAGAAGGCAACCTTGACCGTCTCCAGGGTCAGACCATCCACGAGCTCCAGTGTCTCTCCGTGGGCGGGGACAGCTGACAGGACGAGGGCGGTGGCGTGGTTGGCAGCCACAGGGAAACCCACTCCGCTCGTGGGGGTCAGCGTTGCCTTGGCTCGCAGGGGGCGGTTGATGAACTTCTCATGGGAAACATCATCCGCAGCGATGCTGGACGGAAGGTCTGCATGGGTCTGCCAGGTACCGTTGGGGTCTAGGTACTGAACTTCCAGGTCGAGGACTCCAGGGGTGGCCCCGCTGCCTGCCACAAACTCTGTGTCGAAGGTGACGGCACTCGCCCCTTGGCTCGACGGGCGAGGAAGGGAGAAGGCTCGGGTGACGGTGGCGGACTCCTTGTGGAGGACCTTGATGGACTTGGTGTTGTCTTGGTAGGGAGCGGGCATGGGTCTAGTTTTGGAAGGGGTACTTGAAGAGGGCGAGGACTGCGGCCCAGGCTCCCCAGAGCCAGGAACGGTGGTGCTCCAGGGATCTCAGGCGTTTCTCCTGGTCCTTGGTGCGGCCAAGAAGGGTGTTTTGCTTGTCGTCTATGTTGTCGATCTTGCCCTCCATGCGGGCCAGTCGAACGTCGGTGGTCTCGGGCACGGGTCAGACTCCTGTGAGGGTCAGCAGGGGATCTGCCCCTTGGACTGAGGAGCCGGCGAACTGTGCGTACTCCTCCACAACTTGATAGGCAGTGGGGGCGACCACGAGCTGCGTGGGGTCCACCTCGAACTGGGCACCCCAGATGTACGCGCCCTTGTCTTGGTTGAGGCTCACATCCTGGGACGGGTGCCAGCAGGGCTGCACACGGAAGTCGGCCAGGTCCCCATCCTCAGAGGCGGGGGCATCGTAGATGAGCCAGATCCGGTACCACCCGGAGCCCTCATCGGTCACACCTGAATAGTCCACCAAGCTGGTCTCAGTGATGGCAGGAACACCTGCGGTCCACTGGAAGGCCACGCTGTGCGTCACGGCCAGGTCTTCATTGACCAGCATGATGCGGCTGTACGGGGCCTGAGAGAAGCCACCAGGGGCCCCGTCGTTCTTCATGTAGAAGGACAGGATGTTGTGACCGGTCTGAATCTTGGGGATGGCATGACCACCCACGAGCTCCACCTTCGTGCTCTTCCCACAGTACCCATAGGCAGTGGACCCACCATCGTTGTCGTGTGGGCTGGCCCATAGGATACTGGTGGACAGACCGTTGGGATCTGCCAAGGTCTCCAGGCTGTGTGCCAGGCTCAATTGGTTAGAGGGACCACCCGTGTCTCCACCGAACTCCCAGTCCGTGGGTACACCAAACAGATGTCCCACATCATCGTCGGTGGCGTTCTTGAAGTCGATCTGGCTTTCAGTCCCAGCCAAGACGCCGTGCTCTGGTGTGCCCATCTTGGAGAAGGTGAGCAGGTTCCTGAGGGTGTTGTCTGCAGGCACGTTGAGGGACATCGTGACCGTGCCGGCAGTTCCCAACAGTTGGACATCCAGCTGGGCTGAAGTCTTCCCTGCAGGAATCTCGAGCTGGTTCAGGGTGTCATTCCAATAGGCACCCGACAGTGTGTAGTGGGTGGTCTTGGTGAGGGTCCCGCCGAGGGTGACGGGGATGTCTGTCTGCTCACGGCTGGCAGCGTCCAGGGTGACCACGGAGGTGTACCCGCTGGACTTGTCTGTCTCTGCAGCGTCCGTCCCGAAGGTGGCCACCGGGGGCTCCCCGTTGCCATACAGGGTCCAGGTGCAGACTGAGTAGTCGCCCTTGGTTCCCCTATTCTTTCGCTTGCGGGCGACGAGCTCCATGTGGGCTGTCTTGCGGAACCCCGCGCTGGGCAGCATGGAGACCGTGACAGTCTTCCTGGTCTGCCCAGGTTCAAACACCACGACCCTGTCGGACACCGTGTAGTCAATGCCACGGCGCAGGAGCGAGCCCATGCGCGGCTCGATGTCTACGGTGATGGATGTGGACCAAGCATTGCTGAGGACCAGCGTGGCCGAGGCAGAGGCACCGGAGCTTTGCACGGCCACCTGGCTGGCGGTGGTGACTCGCTCCCAGGATATCTCTGGCATCCTCCAGAGAATCTTCAGGCCCACTAGCCGATCCTCCGCACGACACAGGAGCTGGCCTTGTCGAGCCAGGCCCAGTTGGTTGCTGCGTCGGACGGGGTCAGGAGCATGGCGACCTTGTCACCAATCTCCAGGTTCTCAACGATGTAGGTGCCTGACACCTGGCAGGAGGTCGTCCCGGCTACGCTGGACTGCGGCAGGTAGACACTGGCCTTGGAGGCCCAGGCATCACCAACTTTCCTGACGTAGAAGGTCATGGTGAGCTCGGCGTCAGCGCCGGCAGTGTGGTTCGCTGCAGCATCCACCTGGAACTCAAAGTCCCCGGCGGTCTTCATCTTCACACAGTTGCCGTTTCCAGAGGCGGGCGTGTCAGCATCCAGCTCCACGATGTTGTCCTGGTTCACTCGCTCGGTGTTCCAGTTCAGGGTGTCCGCTGCAGTCCATGCACCCACACCGTTGGCAGAGATGAGCTGGGCCACGGAGGCATTCAGGGCGTCATCCCAGGTGAGGTCGAAGTCTGTGCCTGATGCCTTGCGAAGGACAGCACCGGACAGGCCAGCGATGGGGAGGACATCCACGGCCCTGTCGTAGGCTTCATGTGCCCGGTACAGGCCCTGGAGGGTAGAGGTATCCAGGTCGGACTCCTTCAGGACACCTGGCTGGAAGTCCACCAGCGCACCAGAGGGAGTGTCCCTCCACACGCGCACCACATCATTGGTGGCGATGGTCACAGAGGAGCCAAGGATGACATCACCACCACTGACTGTGAAACCGTTGACCGCGTCACCCGCCGTCAGCTCGTCGCCATTGTGGCGGCACTTGATGTCGGCTGTGGTGAGGACAGGGAATGTCCAAGCATAGGTGTCATCGGTCGGGCTGGTGGCCTTCCGTTCGTTATAGCTGAGGGCCATGGGTCAGCCTCCAATGCGGGCTAGGGTTTGCAGTTGCTGGACGCGGGCGGACTCCGCAGCAACCTCGGGGAATTCTTCAAGCAGCTGGGCCCACGCGGCCCGGCGGTAGCGGCCAATCACACGGCGCAAGACAGCGATACGGGGAGACTCAACCTCAGAGGTCGATTCAAGAGGCATGGCCTGGTAGTCCCGGTGGCGGATGACCTTGAGCAGTGCCTGGCGCAGGTTATCCCGGCCAACACGGACAGTCCCGTGCAGCTGGCCCCAACGGTCATAGGCCGTCTGTCCCTTCTTGCTGCGGATGGTTGTCAGGTCCACCTTGCCCTTGATGGCCTTGGGCGGGCTGAAGCCGTGGCCCACAGCCCTGAGCTCGTTGGCCACCACATCATCCGACACGGCCCTGTAGGCGATGGGAAGGAAGGCGTCAGTGATACCCCCGGTCTCCGAGGCGAAGGCTGACTTCAGCTTTTTGACCGGCTCACCCAGGACGTTCCTTAGGGGCTCGATCTCATCCGACAGCCAGGGGGTCCGGGCCATGACGGCATCGAGCACGCCACGGACATCCTTCAGGTTCTCTTCGCCCGGCCCGATGATGGACTGGGGGACGTAGTTCGGGATGGCTGCACCAGCGTACTGCTGGATGAAACTGGACATCTTCTTGTCCGGCTGTGAGACCGCGTCCACGAAGGCCTTGACTCCGGTGAGGTATGACTTGTTTGTGAAGTTGTTGGCCAGGGCTACCACGGAGCCCATCAGGATGGTCTCCACATCTTCCTGCCTGTCCTCAGGTGCCCACTTGGAGAATTCCCAGGTGTCGGCAAACGTGCCGAGAAGAGTGGCGAAGGGGTCCAGCCTGGAGAACTGCACATAACCCTCATCCGTCTTGATCGAGTATGGGACCCAGCCAGTGGCCTGGAGAAGTCGGCGCTGCTCGGGGTCGGACGGGCCACGCCCGGTGATCCGGTTGGATGAGGCCAGGCCATAGGCGACCGTGAGGAACCCAGCCGCAGCTGTGGCTCTGCCCAACGCCTCAGCCTTGCGGACAGGATCACCACTGTGGATGTCCTTCGACAGGGACCAGCCTTGGGTCTTCAGCCTCTTGAAGGCGGGGAGATTCGCAAGGGCCGCCTGGCTTGCTTGGATGGGCGCGCTTAGACGCTGTATTGCGTGATACGCGATGTTCGTTGGTGTCCTGACGAAGGGAGTGATGAGCCGCAGCATGGGGTGAGCAATCACCATCCGCTGGTAGTGAGCCGGCAGGGACTGGGGGTCGAGCTTCTCTGTGAAGGTGCTTTCCCGTGCATGCTTCTGGCCGGGCTCTGCGAGGGTCTGCAGGGACGGGTCGAACTTGTCCTGGGCGAACTTCTTGGCGTGCTCTTTGGCCTGGGGACCGCTGAGGCCCTTCTTCTTTGCATCATCCAGGCCACGCTTGAACAGGCCTTGGATGTGGTACCCGTGCCCTTCCACGAAGAGCTCATTCATGGTGGAGGAGACAAACTCGTCCAGCTGTGGGCCACTGAGACCCTTCTCCATCCCAGCGATGGTGAGGTCTGCCCGCGTGCGTCCACGAGCAGCGATCTGCTTGATGAACTCATCGGTGCCCGACAGGATGGATGTGGGGATACGCACCACCTTCCCGATGCCATCCACCATGCGCCCAGCTGTGGAGTCAGGAGACAGCCCAGCGTTCTGTGAGGTGATGGCCCGGTGTTTGGTGAGGTCGTCAATGGGTGCGCTGGGGTCCAGGCGTCCCTGCCCTTCTTTGGCAGCCGTGTATGCCAGGCGTGCGGTGTCCCCGAAGTTGCCGGCGAGCTCCGTGACCTGGTGAACCATCGTCAGGTAAGCCCGGCGCATCTCTGTGGTGAACGCTGCCGTCTCACGACCGGTGGCCTTGTTGAGTGCCGCGCCGAACCCTGAGCCCAGAAGGTGCTCGAAGGGTCGGTACATCGCCACCACCGCACCACTGGTGTTGATGGTCATGGTCTTGAGGCCGCCCAGGATGTTGTTGATGAAGATTTCATTGAGCCATCCAAGGCCCTTCCGCATCATGCCCACCTGGGACAGACCGGCCACAGCAGAGGTTCCTCTGACGCCACCGTCGCCGTAGGCAATCCGCACCTTCTCGGCCATCTTGCGGAGACGCTCGCGGCCACCAGCTTCTTGGATGGCCTGGTCTGCGCCGTCACCGGCACCCTTGGTGGCACCGCCGGGCTGCACTGCGTCATCCCCTAGCTTGACTGCAGCGTCAATATCCAGGAGCTCAGTCGGAATCCTGTTGGCTCCCAGTCCACGGCCCTGCTCAGACAGCAGACCCTTGGTCCCAGAGACCAGCTGCCCCATGAACTCCATCTGCCGGGCGAACTCTAGGGCGTCAGCATCCGTGCCCTTGGTGGGGGACAGGACCTTACCGGCCATCTCGTTCACCTGCTTGGAGTAGGTGAGCATCAGGGACTTGTAGGCCCGCACGCGGGCGTTGAGACGCCTGAGTGTGTTCTGGTCATCCTCGATGCCACGCATCAGCTGGGCCTGAAGTGTCTGGGTGTTCTTTGCTTGGAGCATCCCCGACAGCTCCTCCAGGGTCTCCGTGCTCTGCTCATCGAAGGACACCGACCTCTGGAGGCCAGGCGTCTCGTCCTCCATCACAGCGCGGTAGACATCCTCGAACTCGCGGACCAGCTGCAGCGCACCTTCCGGTCCATCGTAGGAGGACAGGTTGAGGTCCGACCGCTCCAGCCGCAGGGACAGTAGGTCCTCCGTAGAGTAGACGAAGGAGCCGTCATCGTTCTTGGCTCTCGGGTTGATGTCCGAAGGTAGGCCCTGGGAGTCGCGCTCGCGCACGCCCCGCATGATGTCATCGGCCTGCGCCTGGTCCATCCCAAGGCGCGTCAGGAAGGTACTCTTCGGGGCGGGGCCGGCGGGGTCCATGAAGGCGATGCCCGGCCTGCTATCTAGTCCGTAATCTCCAATACGAGTTGTGACCTTGCCACGCATGAAGTCGTCGAGGGCCTTCTGAGTGCGGGCGAACCCGAACTTGGCTTTGACCGATGTGATGATCTCACTGAACACCAGGCGGGCGTGGGCGATGAGTGACCGGCTGGCCGCGTCATACTGATCCAGCTTCGTGAAGGACTTGTCGGTCATCACCTCAGCGAACCACTCGTCGATTGAGGAATAGCGGTACTGCTCGGTGGACAGCTGCTCACCATTTTCAATCTTACGGAGCAAGTCCGGGTCAGCCTGGACTGCCTTGGTCGTGTCCTTCAGGTAGTCAGCCTCGATGGCTTCACGCATGTCCGCCGGGACGTACCTGGCCAAGCTGTGCCACAGCTCATGGAGCATTGTCCTGTCCAGAGTCCCACCTTCAATAGTCCTGCGTGCGATGTGTACCAGACCATTGGCGTAGTTGAACTGGCCCTCACCCGGCATGTTCTTCTTGATGCTCAGGCCAACGTCATCAAACAGGCGCGGGCCAATCCGGTCGATGAAGTCTGAGACAGTCTTGATATCAGACTCCTGAACGCGGATCTCACCTGCGTCCGCTCGACCACTACTTGCGCGTGTTCTGGCGTCTTTGGCTTCTAGGTTGTTGTCCAGGCGCAGACGACGAATGATTGCGTCCGACCCCTTCTTGATTTCCCGTCCAGATATGAACCCTCGCCGTAGATCGCTCCCGCCCACAGGCACCAGGTTCTCGGTCGCCTGCAGGTCAGCCTGTTGGCGTAGGGGCTTGGCCGCCCTCTCAGGGTTGTAGAAGTACGCGAGCTCGCCCACCTCTCCAGTGCGGGTGGGCTGCAGGCGTTTGGTTGTGCCTGCCTGGAAGGCGTCCTCTGCGATCTCCTTGTCAGAGCGGTTGAACCCAAGGCGCGTGTGGTTGTCCCAAGCACGCTTGATCTGGTCCTGGGACATCCGGGGTAGCTTGTAGAGCCCGGGAAACATGACCTCGTGAGGCTCGTTGCGGCGGCGCATGCGGTCCCACACAGCCCACTGACTGTTGAACAGGCCCAGGCCATACTCACCGGCCAGCCTGTCGTTCTCAGCCAGTGCCTGGCGGTAGGCGTCCGTGAGCACCTGGATTTCGCCGTCCTTGAGTGGGGTCAGGAACTTCACGTCGTGGAGCTCCTGGGGGATGTTCTTGTTCGGCTTCCCTCGGCTGATCTTCTTCAGACCACTCTGCTTCGAGACGAACTCCTGGAGGGACTCACTGAAGAAGGTGTCGCCCTTAGGCTGCGCCACCAGACCATCCAGGTTACGGACCTTCTTGCCCTGGCCACTGGCGTTCCACTTCTTCACAAGGCCCTGCTCCCAGGACTTGCGGGCCTTCTTGGTCTTCCATGCCTTCTCGTCAATGAGAAGAGCCATGTGGCGGTCGATGGCAGAGATGGCAGCCTTGACCGGGTCTTGCCAGACACCAGCGAAGGAGGCAGCCTTGGCACTCACACCCTGGATCTGGGTCATGGTCCGCTGGACGTAGGTGTTCCAGCTCTCGTCGTCAGCCTTACGGAACCAGGTAGGGTCCTTCAACCATAGCTGGGCGAACTCAGCAACGGCAGACAGGTCAGCGGTGCCTTTGAGGCCTGACCCACCTGCCTCTGCAGCTTGCTGCTGGAAGAACTCACCGATGGACCGGCTGGCTGCCACGCGCTCGTCTTTGGTGACGGTTGCTGCGGTACGCACACCAGGACGAGGTGTAGCGACGATGACACCATTCTTGGACGATTCAACATCCAGCACCTCACTGACCTCATCCACATAGTCTTTCAGCTTCGCGTTTCGTTGGAAGCCCTGCTTGGTCTTGGAACCCTTACCGGTGCCCGCTCCCTCGTAGACGGAGATGTAGACCTTGCCTCCAGGCTTGACCGCATCGGCAGCCTGGGACAACACAGAGAGACGCGCCTCTTTCTCGTCGATGACATTCAGGACGTTGGACACAGTGGCTGTGTCAGCCTGGCCTCCAGCTACACTCTCGATGGCCTTCTTGTTGTGGGACGCGCTCCGGTTGAACGGGTCAATAATGTGGCTCTCCACGCCCTTGTTCTTCAGGAACTCTGTGGCGTTATCAAAGCGGCCACCACCAATGTCTGCGTTCACCGTGCCTGGCCCGAAGGCGTCAGCCATCTTGGAGAAGACCGCCGGCAGTTTGTTCTTGTTGATGCTGGTGCCGGCAGAAGTGATCTCCTGCTGAACATCGGAGATGTCCCAAACGTCACCAGTGAGCGGGCCCTGGTCAGCACGCCAAGGGATCATGTTGGCCAGCTCTTCCACCTCTTCCCGGGTACGGGCACGCATGGTGGCGTACTGAAGCTCATTCTTGGTCAGCGGCTGGTTGGGTGAGAGCATCCCGAACATCGTTCGGTTGAATATCTCGAGGTCGTCACCAGGCTTCGGTGCGGTGCTCCGCGCCATCTTCTGGTAGAGCTCCGACTGGAACTCCCTGGACATGCCACTGGGGTCTGCCGGGTTGGCCTTCAACCACAGCATGTCATAGTAGGTGAACTCGCCTTCGGTGCCGCCGGGGATGCTGTAGGTCTTGCCAGACCCAGCGTCCTTCATCTCCTTGACCTCAGTGAGCGGGCCGAGGTTCTCCACGCCGTGGCTTTGGCCAAACTCATCCCACTCCTGGGGCTCCCACTCGTGGGGCTCCTTCCCGTTGAACGTGACGGGCACACTACGGTCAGGATCGTAGTTGAGGGCAGACCGTACAGTCTTGGGCCGCGCGTTCAGCGCATCCTCTATTTCCCGTGGGCCCTTACCCTCGGCTCGCATTTTACGCACAGCCTTGTGAGCACTGAGGGCCTCCACCAGAGGGTCAATCATGGCACCAAGAGCCGCGCCCTCCAGCACGTTCTTCATCCGGCCTATGAGCTCAGGGTCGTCTTTGTCGGCAGCCAAGAACTCCGTGACGGGGTTTGCCAGGCCGGGGCTGGACTGGATCAGGTTGGCCAGGCGTTCCTCGTTCCCATCAAACACCGCGAAGTCTGTGATGGCCCCCGCGACAGCACCCTTGGCCACGTTCA